TAAGATTGGCATAACCAAGGACATTGTAGACAATGAAGAATATTTTGAGAAATATAATATTCCTTTTAGTCCTCCTCAAGAGCCAGTAGAAAGCGTCCCTCAGAATAGCCCAAGGCAGGAGAAAAACGAGCCGATTCAAGAAGCCGGTCGTCCTATGTTTTCTAGAGATACGCAAAAAAGGAAACAAAAAAGGGTTCTACCAAAAAGCTCTGACACGACTGTAGCTATGTTATGGGCTATGGATGCGCAGGCGAAGATATCAGAAGTTCTATCTCCTATTGCACTTGCTCACTTTGAAAAGAAAAATATTAGAAGTTTAACCAAGTCAGAAGTAGATCAGTTAGAGCATTTAAAATTATGTATACTTACTGGGTTGCAGCCATTTATGGAGATAGATGAAACAATAATCAAAAACTTGTTAGAAAGCCAGAAAAACCCACCAAGAGAATTCGTTTCCTTCGCGTCTGAAAAGGTTGAGCAGTTTGTTAGCACAAATAATAGACAGCCGAGTAGTAATGAGATGAAGTTAATTTACTCAACTGTCTTTGCTGAATTGAGCGATTTTTAACCATAAAAAACCAACAAATCAAAAATTTGTGTATTATGAAACTGGAGGTATTCAATATGGAAATATATAAATCAGAAATAGAGGCCGGATTATCGGACCTTCTACAGAATAATAGTGTCGCATATTGCGCTCAAGCTAATCTTCATAAGGGTAGTATCGAGGCCGCTAAGGTTGTCATATCCGATGTTGATGTGCTTGAGAAGGTAATAGCTCAAAACAAGGACCAAATGGATTTATATTATCTTGAGTCCGTATTAGTTTCTACCGGCTGGAACAAAAATGATGACGTTTTTGATCCTCAAGAAACTTGGGCTGCTAGAAATACCCCAGAAGACAAACAATTCAATTTTATGCACAATGAAGATGACATCATTGGACATATAACTGGCAGTTATGTCGTTGACCACGAGGGTAATCAGCTTTCGCAAGAAGAAAAACCTGAGCAGTTTGATATTATTACTCAGGCGGTTCTTTATACTAGCTGGTCTGGAGAAGAAAAGCGCGAGCGCATGAATAAGATCATCGCAGAAATCGAAGAGGGTAAATGGTTCGTTTCGATGGAGTGTCTTTTTCCGGCCTTTGATTACGCTCTGCAAACGGCAGAAGGTCAAACAAAAATCATAGAAAGAAATGAAGCCTCTGCTTTCCTAACGAAGCATTTGAGGGCTTACGGTGGGGAAGGTACTTACGAAAACTATAGAATTGGCAGATTATTACGAAACTTAGCATTCTCTGGTAAAGGTCTTGTTTCAAAACCTGCTAATCCGCGTAGTATTATTTTGGACAAGAGTGAATATTTTGACGAATCAAAATCACAAACGTTAACTATTTCTTCAATCAAGGAGATGAAAATGTCAGATCACGATAAGCAGATCGAAGATTTGCGAGCAGAGTTGGCAGAAGCAAAAGCTGCTAACGAAGCACTAAAAGGGCAGGTTGTTGCAGAGCAGCAGTCTGAGTTTGAAGCCAAGATCCAAGCTTTAGAAGCTACTATTGCGGAGCAAGCTGGCACAATCGAGGCAAAAGACGCAACGATTGCGGAGCAGGCTGAAGCAATCAAGAATGGCGAAGAAGACATGAAAAATAAAATGGATGAGCTTCGCGAGATGAAAAAGAAAGAGGCCATGATGAAGCGTAAGGCACAGCTAGAAGAAGCTGGTCTTGACGCCGAAGAAGCTTCTGCTACTGTCGAGTCTTTTGATGGCGTAAACGATGAAGCTTTCGAGGCTGTCGTTGCTGTCATGAAGAAAAAGTATGCTAAAGAGTACGACGACAAAAAAGAAAAAGAAGAAAAAGACGCTAAGGCGGAAATCGAAGAAGAGCTTGATGCAGCAGAAGCTAGCGAAGAAGTTCTTGAAGAGGCGGAAGCATCGGAAGAAGTGGCTATTTCTGAAGTAGAACCAGAAGTTGATCCAGCAGAGTCGCTCCGCAGTGTTGCAAGCGAATGGATTGGTTCTTTCTTGCAATCAACACCAAAAAAATAATTAATTTTTCTAAAGGAGATAAATAATGGCTCTTAAATCAGATAGAAGTGTTCTAGATACTGACATTTCGTTCTTCATGAACGAAGCAGCTACCAGAGGCGGCGTTGCTTCTGTTAGCACTGGAGGCTCTGGAGCAGCTATGGATCAAGGCGAGGCTTTGGTTACTTACGCTGCGCTACCATCCGGTGCTGTTCCTGTTGGACTCTTGTTGAACGATATGGTCAATATTGACCTTACTCGTCAGCATCTTAACCAGCACAAAGATGAAGTTCAGAAAGGCGGCAAGGTTACTCTTCTTCGCAAGGGTTATGTTGTGACTAGCAATCTAGAAGGCACCAGTCCAAGCGCTGGCGATCCTGCTTACGTTGCTCACAGCGGAAACTTGGCCACCAGCGATCTTTCGAGTGACGATACTGATGATGACGGTTCGACCAGACTTGTTGGTAGATTCCTTTCTGGTGTAGATCAGGACGGTTATGCTAAAGTTTACATCGACCTTCCTAACACAAACGTATAATTAAATTATAAAAGGAGATACTTAACATGTCGATTAAAGAAAGACCATCAGCAGAATTCATTGAACTGCTAAAGCGCTCTGGCGCTTCTGATAAAGCTGTCGCTATCGAAGCACAGCGCGAAATCGCCAAGGCTCTTGAGCTTCCTTTGAGAAAGGGTGTTCTGTTTGGCGATGTTGTTACCTCGATTTTCGAGACAATGCCTCTTGAGCCGGGCGCTTCTCCAGAGTTTCCTTTGGACTTGCTTTCACCCGGAAGCGAAGTAGATCACATCGCTTACACTAATCCCGGAAACGGACGTATTCCTGAGCGTCACGTTGAAGGTGATTACGTCATGGTTAACACCTACGGCATTTCTAGCTCGATTGACTTCTTGCTAAAATATGCTCGTGAGGCAAACTGGAACGTAGTCGCTCGCGCGATGCAAGTTCTTGAGTCTTCTTTCGTTAAGAAGATCAACGACGACGGATGGCACACCCTTTTGGCTGCCGCTGTTGATCGTAACATCTTGGTTTACGATGCCGATGCGGCTGCTGGTCAGTTCACCAAGCGTCTTGTAAGCCTTATGAAGACCGTTATGCGTCGTAATGGCGGCGGTAACAGTGTTACCGCTCCCGGACGTTTGACCGATCTTTACTGCTCGCCAGAAGCTATCGAAGACATCCGCAACTGGGGTGTCGATCAGCTTGACGAAGTTAGCCGTAGAGAAATCTACGTTGCTGGCGACGACGGTCCTGCAATCACCAGAATCTTTGGTGTTAACTTGCACGACTTGTTCGAGTTTGGCGATAATCAAGAGTATCAGTCGTACTTCACGACCGATCTTGGCGGATCGCTTCAGGGTGGCGACGTTGAGCTTGTTATCGGCTTGGATCAAGGCGCTAGCGACAGCTTCGTTATGCCAGTCAAGCGTGAAGTTGAAATCTTTGAAGACGAAACTCTTCATCGTCATCAGCGACAAGGTTACTACGGATTCGCAGAAATGGGCTTTGGTGTCCTCGACAACCGAAGAGTTCTTGCTGGCTCCTTCTAGTAATTATCGCTCGAAGAAAAAAAATGCAAAGCCGTTCCTTTTGGGGCGGCTTTCTTTTTAAATTGTGTATAATCTATATAGAGGTTTTACATAAGGAGATATTAATGTTTGGAGGCTCATCGTTTTCAGAGCTTTCTTTCGCTGAAATACCAAAACTAAAAGAAGGTATTCAGGGCAGTAGCGAAGTAGCAATACATTTCAATAAATCATTTTTAACATTTGTCATGCAGCTTAACCAGCAGGCAGATTTCGATCTCGCTATAAACAGTCAACAGGATCATTCATTAGAAATAAATAAACAAATAGAATTCTCTGTAGAGAGGTAGAAATGGCTCGCAAGGTCTATGATAGAGTAAAAGAGTATACCGCCTCTACAGGTATTGGTGGTATTTCTTTCATTGGCGCCTTTACTGGTTTTCAAAGTTTTGATAGTGTATTTACTAGTGGTGACACTACTTTTTATGTAATAGAAGAGCATAATCAGTGGGAAGTTGGTATTGGTACATACGGCTCTCACAACCTAGAGCGTGATACCGTTTTAAGTAGCTCTAATAATGGCAGCAAAATAAATCTCACCGGCAGCGGTGTTGTGTCTGTCACTTATCCAGCTTCTCAGGTTTTCTTTGCAGATGATGTTGTTGATGTTTCTGGTGTCGCGTACTATGCTAGCGGTCAAGCTGTAGAAAATGAACTACAGATAGCTTCTGTTAGCGGTTGGGCCAAATATTATGTTGAAAATCAAGACCATAGTGCAACAGCTGTTTCTGGTTGGGCTTCTTCTGAGATAGATCAGCTATATCTAGATGACGACCACGTATCTGGTATTGCCTACTATGCAAGCGGTCAGGCTGTTCTGAATCAGGGCGATATTGCCTCTGTCTCCGGTTTGATTGGTGACGCAGACTTTCTTCCCGGAGCCACTGGCGCTCTAATAGATCAAAATACTCAGCAAATAGCTTCCGTGTCAGGATGGTCTCAGGTTTACGTTGATAATGGCGATGCTGCCGTTAGTGGGTGGACGCAGTCTGGATTGGATGGCTTGACGGGAGATTTGTCTTCTCTGAGCGGCTGGACTCAATCTGGATTAGATACCGTTGTTTCCGACTTAGGTTCTGTGAGCGGTTGGGCGCAGTCTGGTTTAGATGGTCTAACTAGCGATCTGGCTTCTGTTAGCGGATGGACTCAATCTGGTTTAGATTCTGTTGTTTCTGATCTAGCATCCGTTAGCGGATGGACTCAATCTGGATTAGACGATTTAACTAGTGATCTTACTTCTGTTAGCGGATGGACGCAGTTTGGATTAGATTCTGTTGTCTCGGATCTCGCCTCCGTGAGTGGATGGACAACCGATAATTTTAATACGATCAATACAGACGTTGATTATGTTTCTGGCATAGCTTCTTATGCTAGTGGTCAAGCTATTCAGAACGAAAGCGATATTGCTGCCGTATCAGGTCTTATCGGCGTTGCTGACTTTTTGCCGGGTGCCACTGGAGCATTAATAGATCAAAATTCAGAAGATATAGCCACGGCGTCTGGCGCTCTTAGAGATTCAATAAATCAAAACATATTAGACATAGCCTCTGTATCCGGCCTGCTTACTCCGAGCGGAACAGATTTTTCTTTTTCTAATGCTATTTTGACATATTTCAATAGCGCTGGTGGAAGTTTTGAGGTTGATCTTTCTAGCATTAGTGGCGATGTTTATGCTATGATTGTTGATGGGGCGCCCACAACACTTGATACTCTTAATGAGATTGCCGAAGCTTTAAATGACGATGAAAATATAGCGAACACTCTAACAACACTCATAA